TTTCTCTCAATTTAATTCCAAAGCACGATTTTTGCAATAAAAAACAAATTGACCTAATAGGCTTTCCTTACATCAAAAAACAAGTAAATTTTTATTATAATAATCTTCCCACCGATGAAAGATTACAGCAAGAAGAAGAATGTATCACGGAAGCGCCTTTTAATAAGATTGCAAACAGGCAAACTAGGGCGAATCTACACGGTATTTGCGCAGCGATTGTGAGAATGTATTTATCTCAAGCTTATCTGAATGGGTATCCCATGTTTGCAAACATCTCTTTTAATAGCAACAATTATTCGAATGTTTTGTATGATTTCGTCGCAGACTTAATACAGGATGATCTTTCTGATACACCGAACCGAGAGAACGCTTTTGTAAGATCAAAACTTAAGAGAGAAAATTATTGGCTTTTGTTCTTGGAACAGGCTGTTGAATCATACCAAAGATTAATTGACTATAGGGGTGTTAAGCCTCCGACCTCAACACTCAAAGCGCTAAACATCATTCGCAAAGTTCAGGCTTTTTACAAACAACCAGATAAATCAGACATTGATAGAATTAGGGGATACGATCAATTTACCGAAGAGGGTGAAGTTTTGTTAGGACAAGCCGACGACTTCAAGCTTGATGTTTCATCAAACGAGTATGAGCTCATAACTGACAAAAAGTATTTAAAGTTTTATCGCCATGCCCTTGCTTATCAAGGCTGGGGCGAGGCCATTTTTAGATCGGATAACATGATCAGTCTAAGATATGTTCGCAAAACCGATAGATACCTTAAATACATGAGGTTAGTAAGTAAAATTTTCTGTATTCGTCTTGTGAAGAAGCAAGCCATGGAAATTTTATCTGAGTTCATAAAATACGAAGCAGACAAGCTTTACACACAATTAGATAGAAAAGTAAAACCAAAACCACCAATACATCGAGTGATCCCCTACATGCTTCAAGATCCAAACATTTCTGTATTGCCTGAATTTAAGTATGGTCTCCGTAAACCACTTGTTGAATTAAATGTCAACGGTGAGGGCAATTTTGGCAAGGTACTAGATGTTCAACACAACATTTTTGAAACCAATCCATTGGAATTTGATCCGTTTTCTGCTAATGTAAACACAAGCGGCAAGTTTATCGTTGAAAGATACATTCGCGTTAAGGATAAAGAAAATGCTCCTCGCATAGTAGCATCACGAAATGAAAACCTTTTTGGTGTTGTTAACATGCAAAGGTTCCAACAATACCTTGACAACTTGGATCAAGATAAAAAGATTTCTGATTACTTTGGAGATCTTGAATTTGTTTATTCATTAACTATTGAAGAGCTTGTCGCCAAAGGCTTGACATTGCGAGGTCTTTATGACTTGGGCCTTCCAGAAGACGTTGATAAATTAACTCCGAATGTGTTGCTGCAAAGGCTTCAAATAACCGAAGACATGGTTGATTTTAGCATAGAAGATTTAGAACCAATCGGAATCAAGGGGAACACCGGTTTATCTTATGGATTGAGAATTTCTTACTTCCCTTCCAGCAACTTACCGGTAAATCAACTTAGCGTACCCAATGAAAGAGCCAGACTAAACAAAGCGTTCAAACTTAAACCAGTTGAAGGAATACAGAATTCATCATTTTTGATCCCTCTTGTGGAAGCAGAGGTAGAAATAAAAGACCAGCTTTTATCGGATGTAGATTTCTTTGAAGGTCCACAATCATTTGATCTTTATTGTATGTTCCGCGAGATTGAAGAAAAAGAAGAATACAAGTTTTTATTTAACAATGTTATTCCAATTCCAACTTACATGTCCATGTTTGCTTTGTATTCAAACTTTGGATTTGAAGCGTCTTGGGGCCTCTCTGAAGACGAAAGAGACAAACCCGAAGATCAAAACGAGGGCGATGACGACGATGAATTAGACATTGACGGCGATGGTGATGATTTTGACTTTAATCTTTATAGTAAGTCTAAAAAGAAGGCAAGAAAGATTTTCGTTAACTTCTACAATCAAAATGATTTTCTAGAAGACGAAGGAGCCAACGATGACAACCTGTTTGAATTTATGAGACGTTTCAACCCGTTTAAATTCAGGTTGCCCTTCCGTTTACCATGGTGGAAAAGAAGAAGACTCAGAGATTATCGTTGCGACGATAATGAGTAATCGGTTCAAAATCTCACAAAATTGTAATTAATAGGAGGGTTTTTACGTGACTTTTTCTCCAGACAACATTCCCATCAGCATCACAGGTTCTTCTGCGCCTGTACTTCATTCTGAAATACCACAAGGATTAGCGGACTATCCTACACAAACCGTTGAAGATCCAAAGGTTGCTGCCAGCTTTTTATTTGATAGCATCCTCCTAACCAATCCGGGCGAGAAGTTATCTGATCCCAATTTTGGTGTGGGCCTTCGCTCTTTTTTGTTTGAGCCGGAAAATTCATTTTTTGACTTACAGACCACTATAAGTAGACAATTGTCAAAATACGCGGTCGGTATAAAAATTAATAATGTCTCTGTTGATTTGGATAATGTGGACTCTAATGCAGTTTCTGTGTCAATAAAATATTTAAACCCAAATAAAACTATTGAAGAGTATTTATTGAACGCAGACTTGGGATCAACACCGTCCGCCGTATATGTATAGGAATCTTTTAGATGAAAAATAAAAAACTGATAAAATACACAAGTAGAGATTTTGATTCTATAAAATCAGATCTTGTTGATCACGCAAAAAGATACTATCCGAATTCTTACAATGACTTTCGTGAGGGATCATTTGGGTCTCTAATGTTTGATTCGGTCGCTTATGTGGGCGATGTCCTATCATTTTACCTTGATTACCAAGTAAATGAAAGCTTTTTAGACACATCAATCGAATATGATAACATCCGCCGCCACGCCAAGAGGTATGGTTATAATTTTTATGGGAGGCCATCGGCTTATGGTATTGCTACATTTTATGTATTAATACCTGCATCTTCTTCTGGCTTGGGACCAGATTCTAAATACCTCTTAACAATAAAGACAGGAACAAAAATTAATTCGTCTACTGGTACAACCTTTATGTTGACTGAGGATGTTAATTTTGCTGACCCAAAAAATGAAGTTGTGGTTGCAAGGGTTGACGAAAACACTGGGCGCCCAACTTATTATGCTGTCCGAGCCACTGGTCAAGTTAAGTCTGGAACCCTGTACAGAACAAATGTAAGTATTGGGAGTTTTCAAAGGTTTCGTAGAGTAAGAATTGGTCCTTCCTCAGTTAACGAGATCATTTCGGTTTATGACGCGGAAGGACACAGATACTATCAGGTTGATTATTTATCCCAAAATACGGTATTTGTAGAGGTTGTCAACAAGGACGCTGCATCTGATGGAGTTAGATCATTAATGAAGCCATTTGTAGTACCAAGAAGATTTGTTATTGAGCAAGATTCCACAGGAACATACATGGTGTTTGGGCATGGCTCTGATGATGAGGCCGATACCCAAATAAATGTAGCCGATCCTTCTTCTGTTGCACTTAAGCTAACCGGAAGAAATTACATTAATGATAATGCATTTGACCCAACTAAACTTTTGGATACAAATAAATTGGGTGTTGCTCCTCAAGACACTACATTGACAATAGTTTATGGAGCCAATAACGCCGATGATGTTAATGTTCCGACTTAATTTATGAATACCCAGACGCATCCGAGTTGAATGCCGCTCAATCATCGTTTGTTTTGAACAGTTTGGAAGTCACAAACGACCAAAGTATTATAGGTAACACCCCAACTCCAACACCAGATGAGATTAGAGTTCGCTCTTATGGCGCATATGCTGCTCAAAATCGAACAGTAACTAGAGAGGATTATGAATCATACGTTTACTTGATGCCTCCAAAATTCGGATCAATCAAGAGAGCGGGTGTTATAAACGATCCTTCTTCCTCCAACAGAAAGTTAAGTTTGTATCTTATTTCAGAGGACAACAGTGGTAATCTTGAATTATCGAACAGTACTTTGAAACAGAATGTTAAAACTTGGCTCAACCGAAATAAAATGCTCAATGACAGCATAGACATTTATGATCCTTACATTATAAACGTTGGCTTTACTTTTTTCGTATCAGTTGAATCAACATATGATAAACAAGTGGTATTAAATGATTGCTTTAATACTCTCAACAACATGTTTGGTGATAAAATGTACATTGGCGAACCTTTGTATGTTGCAAACATTTACAAGGAATTAAACAAACTTGAGGGTGTAATAGATGTACAAAATGTGATCTTTAACATAAAAAATGCTGCTAATTATGCATCTTCTCCTGTATCAATAGAGGAGCTGATGTCTAACGATGGCACATTTCTTAAAACACCAAAAAACGCTATTCTAGAGATAAAATTTCCCAATCTAGACATTAAAGGGGTTGCAAGATAATGATTAAAAGAATTTATGCTAATGCTGATAACACTATAACCAACGCTCACATTCCCACGGCCAATGGTTTCTCGGAAACCCGCGCCACAGGATCTAACATGGGTGCCGCAGACATTATCGAAGTTTATGGTCTTTATCACAATTACAATACTTCCTCAGCAGAGATTTCGAGAGGCTTAATACAGTTTCCTGTATCTGAGTTCGCCACAATGAGAACTGCCAAGGAAATACCGGCGTCAGGCAATGTTGATTTCTTTCTGTCGCTGAAAGATGCACCGTCTATGGAAACATTACCGTCAGATTATACTCTTTCTATCTATGCTATTTCCTCTTCATGGCAAGAGGGCTTTGGCTTAGACATGGATACGTATTCTGACCTTACTTACGATGTTGTTGGTTCAAACTGGATTATGAGAACTGGTTCGACTCCATGGACAACTTTTGGTGGAGATTTTTTAAGCGCAACAAAAATAGAGCAAACATTTATAAATGGTGACGAGAATTTGTATGTAAATGTCTCTGACATAGTTGAGTCATGGCTTGATGGAGATTACCAAAACTATGGTTTTTTAGTAAAACTATCTGCAAGCTTCGAACCTTATCATTCAAATTCCGCTGGCGCCAATGTTTCACCAGACTTTTTCAATCTCTCCGGATCTAGAAGATCTTATTTCACAAAAAGATTTTTTGCACGCAATACTGAATTTTGGTTTAAGAAACCTTGTATCGAAGCAAAGTGGAATGATTCTCGTAGAGATGATCGAGGCAACTTTTACAGGTCTTCTTCGCTGGCCCCAGCAGCAGACAACATGAACAAGCTTTGGCTTTATAACACAGTCCGAGGCCAATTGAAAAACATTCCCGCGATTGGAACAGGTGAGATTTATGTAGACCTTTATTCAACACTGGGCGGCACAGCATTGACTCAATGTTCGGTCACACCAGCCACAGGCGGATTTTACCAGACAGGCATTTATACAGCGTCGGTATGTGTAGATTCAGCAGTGTCAACCGTCTACGATGTGTGGCACTCAGGAGGAGTGCAGTATCATACGGGAACAATTTCAACCCTTTCTGTGACTGCTTCAACAGTAAACCAAAACTCAAAATACATTCTTTCCTTAACAAATCATAAAAATGAATATTACAAAGACGAAATAGCAAACATAAACCTTTTTATTAGGCCAAAAGATTGGTCCCCGAACATTTATACAGTAGCACAATCAACGGTTACAAATACCATTATTGAAGAAATACACTACAAAGTTGAGAGAGTTGTGGATGATTTTGTCGTAGTTGATTACTCGACAGGCTCAATCAAAAATACACAATTATCCTACAATGATGACGGAAATTATTTCAACTTTGACATGGCCATTTTAGAACCAGGCTACCAGTACAGGCTAAAATTTGCTACCTATGATGAATTTAGAGAGACTTATGTGGAGCAACCATACCAGTTCAAATTTAAGGTTTCAGAATGAGTTTACAAGATCTTTTTAAAAAACAGAATTCTAACTCCTTGGTTGTTTCTGCTGAAAACGCCACGAGTTCGGTTGAATACGTAGAATCAGTTCCCACAATTCAACGAAGAGAGCAGCTGAACGACCAGTTTGTTCCTCGTTTAGACTACTCCACCGCTTCCAACTTTGCTAAATTTGGCTCGGCAGAACTTTACTATGATTTTGCTTTTAAAAGGATCTACAACGAATACCCATACGATGGTACTGATAGAGAAAAATTAGAATTTCGTTTATCTTCATCTTACTTGGACGATTATGTTTTTGAGAATCTTTATCCAAGAAGGAACGGCCATGTAATTTTTTCTTATCAAAACAACAATGTATCAGCGATTCGCAATGGTTATGGTATTCCTAGCACACAGGAGTACATTTCATCTAAAGGTGGACCCCATACTGGGTCTCTGGCTTTTGCCAATCAGTCTATTGTAAAAGCATTCACTGGTTCAAATTTCTATAATGCCAGTAAGGACCTTGGCTCCAGTTTGGAGCTTAACTTTAATCCAGGTGTTACGGTTGAATTCTGGCTTAAGAAGGAAGCCTTCAATACGTCCAAGACCGAAAAAGAAGTTATCTTTGATCTTTGGAATAACCAGATTTCTTCTTCGGCTGATTATGGTCGCCTGACGATTGCTTTGACAGCCAGTGGCCCTGCTCACGGCGGCGCGAATCCGTTCCTTATCACAGCCCAATCAGGAACAACAGGGTTTTCAGAATACCAGCCTTCTATAACAGGATTCACAACTGCTTCTATCGCCGACAGCAAGTGGCACCATTATGCTTTTAGCATCGCTTCACAATCTTCAGGTATACAAACTAAGATCTATGTGGATGGCGTGAAGACTGCAACTGACTCTTATGGATCAGCAGGTATAAACAATGTTCTAACCATTTCTGGTAATACCTCGGTCCTCGGCGGTCTTATAGAGGCTCCATCGGGTTCTTATGCAGTTTATATAACTGGCTCTGGTAAACTTAGTGGCTCAATGGATGAATTTCGTTACTGGAAACAAGCAAGAAGCGATAAGCAAGTCGCTAATACATTCTTTATACCTATAGGTGGAGGAACAAATGAATTTGACTACAATCGGGCATTGGGACTCTATTACAAATTCAATGAAGGAATTACGGGTGTTACTTCGACGGATAGTAAAATACTTGATTATTCTGGCCGGATTGCTAACGGTTCTTGGACTGGTTATACTAGCGGCGCCCGACAAACTTCTTCAGCGATGGTTCAGTCAGGCTACGCCCGTTCTGAATTCAAAGATCCTATCATTTATTCGTTTAACCCAGATGTTGTATCAACGCTCGCTACTTTAAAGACCACAGGCTCAGAACAAGACAATAGCGGAACATCTAAAATGATGGCTCTTCTTCCTGGCTGGCTTCAAGAAAGAGATCGAGACAATTACAATAATCAAGTTAAAAAGTTTACCCAGATTATGGCAAGCTACTTTGATAACCTCAATGCCCAACTTGGTGAATTAAACAAAATTTTTGATGAGAAGTATCCAACAACAACTGAGGAGCCATACCCATTTGTTCAAAAGCTCATAGAATCCCGTGGTTTTGTTGTACCAGAACTCTTTACGGATGGAGATCTCATAAATTATCTTCTCCAAAAAGATGATAATGAAGTCTTTGAGATGAACATCACTGATGTTAAAAACAGAATTTATCATAACATCTATAACAATCTTACATACATCTT